ATTACCAAGACCACCTGTTCCTATATATAACAATGCAGCTTTACCTATTGGTGACTTTGCAATTTTCTTAACTGATCTTGTAACTTTCTTAACTAGTTTACCTAAACCATACATCTGTCTTGCTGATTCAAGGTCCATGATCCCACCTTCGTAAGGCATGCCGCCTTCCATAAGACCAACTCGACCACCAATGGCCAAAAGTCCTTGGTCTCTTAACTCTTGTTCTGCTTCGCTTAAAGCACTTTGTGTTTCTTCTTTATTTGTAATAATATCTTGTTTAGCTTTTTCTGCTAATCCTGTACCTAAATTAATATCTTCAGGATTATTTTCATCATCATCCTCTTCAGAGGTTGTAACTTCATCAAGCGTCATAGGACCGTCGAAAAAAGTAGGATTTTCAATAATATTTTTTGATTTGTTAATAGCATCTATAGTATTTACAATATCTCTATACTTAAATTTTCCTATCATAGGATTTGTATAAAACAACCCTGCTTGAATAGCGCCTTTAATTACAGGAGATATTTTACCAAATAGAGTTGGGGTACCCGTAAATTTTCTTATGTCTTTTGGTTTAAAACCTGCTTTTACCAAACTTTGAGTATATTCTTGTTCTGGAGTAATTTTTGTTCTATCTGGACCTGTATCTTGAAAGTTTGTAATATTACCAGTGGTTTTATCTGGACCTAGGTTACGTGATACAATCCCTTTTTCTCTATTTGTATTACCACCTCTTTCTACGCCTCTTCCTTTTCCAGCACCACCTTGAGTTGTAGCTCCACCCTGATATCCTTCAGATCCAAATCGAAGACCTACACGTCCTCCTTGTTCTAATAATTGTTTTGCTATTTGAGTTCTAGTTATGGCCATTTTACTATTCTATTTTGTTTTTCCAAATAAATCAAGACTTGGCATGATAACATTTACATCTTGAGCCATGTCTTCATTTTTGTAACCTTTAGCTTCCCAGTCTTTTCTTTCCTTAAAAAGCTCTCCAGTTTTCTTGTGTCTATACGTTGTTTCTACTTTTGCTGGTTTTAGTTCTTGCATTATGTTGTTACCTCTTTCTTAATGTTTAAGTAGCTAACAGCTACATCAAATGAATCTGTGGTGCTTGATAGCACAGTTAGAGTATTACCGCCTTCAACCACTAAAGGTTGAGTAAGTAATTCTGTTGTTACATTAGCAGTTAAAGCTGCTGATTTTATAGCTGTAATACTGTTGTTTGTAACAGTCACAATAGGTGTGCCAGCCGATGTAACCAATATGGATTTAATAACATAGGTTTCACTTACCAACGGATTATTTGTACCAAAAGGATTTATTGCACTCCCTGATGTGCTATTATCTGTACCTACAAATTTATATTGATTAGCCATTAATTTAAAAAAAAGTTAAACGCTTCAATTTCATCTTTTAATTCCTCTTGAAACGTTGAGTTTAGTTTTTCTACAATTGCATCAAGATCTCTTGTTTGTGCTTCAGCAATTGTATAGTCATATTCTTTTGCCGGTCTAGTTATTACTTGTGCTATTTTTGCCATTATCTTCTACCATCCGGTTGTACATCTAATCTAAAAGTTCCTAGTCTCCAACTTTGACTAGCTCCTGTATTTTCTATTTTTAAAGAAACAGCTCTAGCTCTAGCTCTTGTATCTACTTTAGTTGTAGATGATGTAATATCAAATGGTCCAAGTGGTGAACTAGCTTGTGAGCTATTTGGATAATTTTTTAATTGTAATGTAACTCTAGTTGTCCCTGTTTGACTTATAAAGTCAGGTATAAATCTTTTTATTTTCATTAAAAATTCACCATCTCCTCTAAATGTTGCAACACCTGTGGCTTGTCCTGTAGCTGCTCTTTGTTGTGTAATATCATAATCCCCAGATGATATATTAGCTGTAATTGCAGTTATAGTTCCATTTCTATTTTGATCTGTTCCTGTCTCATGTTCATAATATGTAGTTCTTCCTTCAGTGTTACCTACTACATCAAAAGAAGTATCTGTACTTGCATCATATTCTAGGGCATGTGGTAAACCAAATACAGCGGAATCTCTCCACATTGTTCTAGCTAAACTTCCAACAGTCCACACAGGTCGTTGTGGTGATGAATCAAAATAATTATATGTAACCATTCTATTCACTACAGAAGATCCTGTTGTTGGATAAAACCAAATAACTTCTCCAAACAAGTTATTTAGTCCTGCAGATATCATTTGATTACCAGATGTTAAATTTACATTGTCATATACAAAATCTTCTACTAAACATGGAAGTGATTCTAATTTACCAGCATATCTAAAGAAACCATTTTCTGACATCCAATATGCAGCACCGTCAACTTCTACACATGCGTTCTGTCCAACAAGTCCACAGTTAGTTCCAACTTGTGCAAACGCAAACGTAAATGGTTGACCAACAAAACGTTGTGTAAATAATGCTGTATCAGTCCAAACATAGATTGCATCTCTACCTCTAATAGCTCCCATGATCTGTGATCCGTCAGCCAGTCTTTGTGTACCAGCTGTATTAGTTGCTGTTGGTGTATAGGTGTTAATATCTTCTTGGTCCGAAAACCTTATAAACATATCGTCTTGTGTAGATGTATCACCAATTGTTGTTTCTGTTCCAAAAAATACCAAGTGTCTGTCAGGAGTAGAAACTAGCATATGACGTGATGCCGTTGGTGCACCGGATATAATTGTAGCTCTTGTTTCTGTTGCATTAGATAAACTAGAGTCCCAAGAAAAAACAGCACTATCATGAATAAGACAAATTGCTTTGTCACCAAAATTATCTAATGACCACATACCAGGTTCTAGTACCAAGTCACCAGATGCTGCTTCTCCCCATGCAACAAAGTCAGACGTATTTGTAACAGTTGCACCATCACTATGAGCTGCTCTTGTAGTTCCTCTAACCGCTCTTGTAATACCTGTTAAATTATTACCAGAAACACCTGTATAAGATATTTCTTCTGTCCCTACTTTAATAAAATTTGTTCCGGAATCAGGAAAGTTAACCGTGCTTGCTAATGTAATTGAGGTTCCTGATCCTCCAGTACCAAATGCATTATCACCTAACGCTCCGTTAAGAGTTGTTGTAATAGCACCTGCCGCTTCACCACCCCAAGAACCTAAACCATAACCAAACCCTTGAGCTTGCACTGCTGGACCCACAGGATAATAATGTTGAATTCTTATTCCGCCTGATGTTGTTGCACCAGATCCAGACTCATTTGATGGCATTGTAATTGTTAGAGTTGTATTGGTAGGCGTTGACGTAACCATAAATTTTTTGTTATTAAAATCAGAGGCACTAAAATTAGAATTAGTAATTGTAGTAAAATTATCTAATAATATTATATCTTGAGGATTTATATTGTGAGCTGAAGAAAAAGTTATTGTAACGATTGGTGATCCGTTAGTTGTGCTAAATGCATTTGTAAGTGTTGTTGTATTTTTAATTGGGTGTATATCATAAAATACACCTCCTGAATATGCATACAATATTCTATTAGTCCCTATAATGGCATATTTTCTAGATAGACTATTAATAAAATGATGTAATCCCCGACCTGCGCCAGTTAATTCATTTTCATTTAAAGTTCCAAGTTGATTCCAACCTCCTATTTTTTCAGGTATACCATAACGAAATCTAGTATTATCGCAATCTGTCCACTGACCTTCAGCGCCAGTTTCAGAAATTTGTTTATTGATACCTGGTTGGAAACCTATTTTTTGCAGCATATTAAAATCCTATTTGTTGATTTTATATCAGATTTTTGTAGATTTCAAACGATTAAGTAGTCTCTAAAGACAAGGTTATATTAATTACAACGGTCATCCTAGGCACTTTGGTGGGTTTTATCTTGGGTACCTCATGTTTTAGTTCAGCAGGAAATATTATAAAATCATCTTCTACAGCTTCATAAGACCAGTTTTGAAATAAAAAAGAATTTTTAAAATCTGATTTACTAACACAAGATGTAATATCTGGTTTTAAATACTGTGCAACTTGAGCATATGGGTGTGGATTATGAAACAAAGTTTGAGAATGGTCTTTAGTAAATTGAATATAATGAACAGAACTAAAATTACAATTAGGTATATGATCATGTATTTCCATGGCTTGATCTTTCATTCCAGCAGTGTAATTTACTAAATCATATTTGTAACTTATATTTTTAGTAAAACCTAAATTACTTAAATATTCTCTAATTGATTTGTCATACAAAGGAAAAATATCTTTAAAGTTTATTTTCATAAACTGTTTGTTATCTTCATCATTGTACATCATGTGTAAATTAGTTCTTTTAATACTAGGATTACTCCACTTGTTTCTATAAGGATCAATATGATAATTTGTGTATATATTTTTTATTAAATTTTTTTTATCATAACTATGCGGATTAATTTTATATTTACCTATCGGATATCCAAATAAATAATTAATCATCAGGACGATCTTTTCTATAGTGTGATGGCAGTCCTAACATATCTCGACCATCATATTTATGTGGTTTAAATAGTTTAGAGTTTAAATCATTGTAGTGAAAAAATACTTGTCCACATAGTTTACCTTTAAATGGCTCTCTCCAATGTTCTAATTTAGAACCATCATAAACTAACATATCACCAGGATTTAAAGTGTAAGAAACTCCTGGTTGATTTTCTTTACCAGATCCATCAATAAATATTGGCCAAGGATCTCCTCCTAAATTTAACGTAGCAGATACCTCGCAACTTTTTCTATCTACATGACGTTTAAGTTCGTTTCCAGTTTGATAAAGTCTTGAGTATGAATATGTTTCTATTAACTTTAATCCAGTAAATTGTTCTACTATCGGTTTTACTTTTTGTAATAATAAATCCATTAGTATGTCGCCATAAGTACCAAAAGCGTTATCTATTTGATCATCACCAAAAAATCCAAAAGTTTGATCTAAAGGTGGAAAGTATTTATCTTTTATTAAATACGATGTTACGTCTCTTTTAAAGAGCATATATTCGTAACAAAGAGTAGCTACTTCTTTAGGTAAAGTTCCTTTAATTATAACGTATGGTTCTTTCTTCATGTAAATGTGTATACTATCACCTTTCTTTGTTTTCCGCAATCAGGATATTCATTAGCATGATATTGTAATCCATCAAAGTAAATAAATGTTTTTTCTTCTGGTAAAATAGTTTGATATTTTAAAAATTTTATAGCAGAGGCAGGTAAAGCCACTTGTTTATTTTTTTCATATTTTTCATCACAAATATATGTTGGCGCATGATCTAAAGTATTTAAATATACTATGCAAGTTTTGTGTGGAAAATCATGATCAATATGAAAATCACAACTTTTAACAGGTTGATTATATGTAAAATTTACACAACATCTTATAATTTTATTTACCGGTATAACTAATTGTTTGGTTAAATCATCTAAAAGTTTTTTACAATCATCGTATAAAGAAGAATTTACACGTCCATCACGAGTTACTACCTCGTGATAAAAAAAATTTATTTCAGGAGAATAATCTGTTGGTGTATCTCCTTCATACCATGGAAAATTATTACTATTTATTTTATTCTTTATTACCGAATATACAGGAGAATCAATTTTTAATTTTTTAATTTTCATGTATATCTTTTAATGTTTGAAATAGTGTTGGTTGTTTCAACGCAACTTCTTGCCATTCTTGTTTTTTTCTTTGCAAATGTTCATAAGAATTTTTACAAAGATTATTAAATTGTTTTTGAGTCATTTTAGTTTCAGATAATACAGATGCTATATCTGTTGGAAAATAATTTAAACCAGTAGCAACACAATGCACTCCTGTGTTATGAGAAAAATGATAGTCTCTAATTTTATTATAAGCAGCTAAAACAAAACCATTTATAAACTGTGGTTTTTGATCTATTAAATCTTGACAGTAAACTCTTTCAGAAACTGCTTTCCAATATGGTGTATCTTCTCTGTGAGAAAAAGCATAATGCATAGATACAAATTCTGCAAACTCTCTAAACATACTTTTACATCCAGCGTTAAACACATCTTTGTCCCATTGAGAGGTGTGTCCTCTTTTTAATGTTCTAACTAATTTTATTAAAAATTCATGAACAGTAAATAAACCATTACTTTCTAAAGGCTCAATAAATCCTGCCGATAATCCAATTGCACAAACATTTTTAACCCAAAGTCTTTTGTGTAATCCTACTCTCATTTTTATATTTCTAAACTCTAATTCTGAAGTTCCTATATGCCCTTGAAATTGTTTTAATGCATCTTCATCAGATATAAATTTATCAGAGTATACATATCCAGTTCCCATTCTAGACCATAAAGGTATGTTCCAAATCCAACCATTCTCAACTGCTTTACAATCTGTATATGGATTTATTTGTTTTTCTTTATCTGTATATGGTTGTCTTGTAGCCCATGCAGAGTTATTTGGTAATATATTTTCATAGCTATCAAAAGGTTCCTTAAGTTGTTTTGCTAATAATAAAGATTTAAAACCTGTGCAATCTATAAAAAGATCTGCTTTGTGTTTATTATTTAAACTTTCAATACCCTCATAATTTAATTTTATATCATTAATATCTTCTGAAATATATTTAACACCTCTTGGAATACAATAATTATTTTTTAACCATAAACCAAACTTTGTTGCATCAAAATGATAAGCTACGTCTCTTTGAAAATTAAAACCTTCTAATGAGTTATCTTGATTTTTAAATAATCTTTTATTGTTAACTAAACTCATGCCAGGAAATAAAGAGTCTGCATAATCTGTAATAGGTAATTTTTTATAAAAACTAGCTAGATACCAATCGTTTAACAAATGATTATTACCTTCTAAATTTGGAACACCAAAAGGGTAATGAAAATGACCATAATCTTTTTTATAAAAATCTTCGAAACGAATACTTAATTTATAACTTGCATCGCAATCTTTCATAAAACTTTCATCAATATCTAATAGATGCATCCATCCTTTTATATGACCTAACGTGCTTTCACCGACACCTACTGTTGGAGTTGTTGGTGATTCTATTAGTGTAATATTTTTATCTGGAAATTGATGTATTAAAGTTGCTGCTGTCATCCATCCAGCAGAACCTCCTCCGACTATTGTTATATTTTTTATTTCCATATCGCATTAAAAGATATTACAATTTTTTCATCTGTTTCTTGTGATTCTGTACTATGTAGAGTGTTACTTTTAAATAAAAGTAAACGCCCTGTTTTACATTCAAATTTACAATAATCATAATGTAATTTATTTTCTATTTCTGTGCTTGGAAAAAGATCACTAAATAATTCTTTATTATGAAATGTAATTTCATTACCATCACCTTTTACATAAAAAGCTCCACTAATTAAACTACCTTTGTGTATATGAGGAAACAAAGAATCTCCTGGTTTTGAAACGTTATGCCACATGTTTAATATTTCTATTGTATTGAATTTAACAAACCCTAATTGTTTTGCAAAAAATTTAATATTAGAAATTAAAAATTCTTTAAAATCATTAAAAAAAGAATCATTAATTAAATTATATTCAGTCCAAGAAGAATCTACATTCATGTAATTATTTCTTTCAGTTTTTAAATTATTTTGTTTTAAATGCTTTTCATACTCATTAAGTTTATTTTTATCATAACCATCTTTGATTAAGATTGGTGTTGGAAATGCAGTTACTATCTCCATGGATTACCTTGTGCCCAACAAACTAATGAATACCTTGTGCCATCTACAACAGGTTTAACTCTGTGATAAACAAAACCAGGAAACACAACTATGGATCCTTTAGGTTTTATTTCTTTACATATAAGAGGAGAGGACCCGTCTCTAAAATCAAATTCTAATTCTCCTCCAATATAATCTTTAGGATCACTGATATTAATTACAGCAGATAGTTTTCTAACTTTACCACGATTATTAGCTCTTTTACCCATATCGCAATGCCAATCATAATATTGACCTGGTTTATAAATAGTAAATTGAACAGCTTCTGTTTGATCCCATTGGTAATTCCAATTAGCCCCTGCATTTGCATCATGTAGATAAGAGTGTATTTGTCTATAAATCCATTTATCTTTTAACCACACTAAATTAGATTGACGTATGTAATTTGATATATTTTTGTTTTCATCTGATGTTATAGCTTTTTCTTCTTTTTGAGAAAGAGCATAGTCAATTACTGTATTACAAAATCTATCTCCTAACGCTCCAGGATAATAATAATAATAATTTTCTAATAACATTTAAACACCTAATTCTAACCAACCAGTCAAAATATATTTGTCTCGATCTAACGGTGGGTTTCCTCTATGACAATGTGTAAATCCTGCAGGCCAAATAACCATGGTACCTTCTACTGCTGGCACTCTTTTTTTAACGTATAAAAATTCAGTTTCTCCACCTTCTTGAATAGTATTTAAGAAAACAGTAAATGCAACTATTCTGTCTCTACATATTTTATCTCCATGTTCACAGTGCCAAACATGATAACCCTCTCCCGGTGATGTTTTTTGAATTTTAAAATCATAAATAGCATGTTTACCAAAATCATTTAATATAGAATATTTTTGCATATAACGTTTGTAGTTTTCCATTAACTTTTGAAGTATAGGATTAATAATATATCTAGCGTCTACTTCTTTTATATCTGGTCCATCATGTTGAAGTTTTAAAACTCCAACTGCTTTATCTTTCTTTATGTGAGACTCTTCTGTTCTACTCCAAGCAATACCTAACTCATCTAATTTATTAAAGTAATCAATATACTTTTTACATTCATCAGATGTAAAAGTTTCTGGAAACGTGCCGATAAAATCCTCTATAATCATTCTAGAGAAACTATATCACAAATTTAATTAATTCCAATTACTATTTTTTTCTTGAGTTAAAACGTCCATAATAGACCAAACACCTGAAGTATTTGCTACGCCTGATACTGCTTTTTCTTTAACAATAACTTTACCACTTCCACCGTTTCCACCAGCTGGAAATCTTACCATAGTTGAGTGACCGCCGGTTGCACCGCCTCCGCCTCCGCCTGTATTTGCAGATGCGCTTGATGCGTCAGATCCACCATTTCCTGATGAACCATTTCCACCACCATTTACTCCTGATCCAGCACTTCCAATTCCTGTGCCGCCACCGCCACCACCTGCAAATGTAGTAGGTGAAGGTGAACTTGTTGGTGAACCTGTTGTTGTAGATTTTCCAGCTCCTCCAGATCCTCCTGTAGAACCTGATGAATTTCCACCAACTGCGCCGGCTCCACCACCGCCGCCTCTAGCTCCTGGATTATTTCCTGGTGATCCTGTTCCTCCAGCAAAACCTTCTACTGGATTGTATCCTCCAGCATTTCCAGCAGCACCGGGATCATTAGTACCCGATCCTCCTCCACATCCACCAGGTTGTCCTGTGTTTCCTCCACCTGTAGATGAAATAGGGGATGATGATGTTGCAAAAGTTGAATTACCTGCAGTTGTTGCAGGGGGGAATGGTGAAGGTGATCCTCCACTTCCTGTTGCTCCACCTCCTACGGTTACTGTAAGACTTGAATCAGCACACGGATGATCAGCAATTTCTCTAACTCCTCCTGCACCAGCACCTGCTGAAAAGTGAGCAGTTCCTGCTCCACCACCAGCAACTAACAAAACATCAACTTGATTAGTATAAGTTTGTTTTGTAAAAATTCCTGTAGAATTAAAAGTAGTAATTTGTTCTGATTGTGTAAAAGCATCAGGTGATATTACTGGTCCTATTATTCCGCCATTTGCCATATTATTCTCCTAAATTGCATCCCATGAATTAGTATCATTGTTCCAAAGATACTCTGAAGCATCATTTAAATCAATACCTTTCCATTTATTATTTGACTCATCCCATACACAGGTTTTTCCTGAAGTTTCTGTTGGTCTTGAAACAGGTGATTCCCAATCACCATTTTCATCTCTAGTCCAACCAGGGTGAGGTTGATTATGATAAAACATATCTAACGTTGGATCGTAATTCCAAAGTCCACCACCGCTGGGATAGTATTTTCTAAAATTTTTATTGTATGAACATTGTTTCCAAGAAACACCTGCATCATTTGTAGGTGACTCTTCAGCAGATGTAAGTCCTGCTAAATTTGTTACAAAAGTTTCTGCACCTGTAGATTGATCTCCACCGTTTGCATTTACGTCATCATTACTAATAACGATAACTCTTAAAACTTTATTATTGGAATCTAATTCAGCAAAGTGTGCCACTATCTATGACCCTCCTTAACTTAATTCCTCATAATTGATAGTAATAGTAGCGTCAGAGTTTGCTCCTGCGCCTGCTTCTATATTATCTCCTTCTTCAAGGTATATTGCAGTATTCTTATCAACTACGACTAATGTTGCATCAGCTGGTACAGAAATTGTACTTGCGATCATAATAGGTGACCCACCTGATTTTGTAATTGCTACAGAAATATCAACAGCACTTGAACCATCAATATTTGCTATAATAATATTGTTTACTTTAAAAACTTTTCCTGAAGATCCTGCGTTTGCAAGAATTTCTGTTGTTAGAGTTGTATTCAAAGTCGCTTGAACTGACTTTGCTGTTATCGTTGAAACGTTTACTAAATTTGGTGCCGACATATTTTATATTCTCCTATTGTTTATTTATCCAAAAATCAAAGAAAAAGCAACAGCTAATCCTGCAGTAGCTATTTTATTTCCACTGACTTGTGCTTGTCCTGTTCCATTTGGAGCTATATTTATATTACCATTTGCCCCATCAGTAATAGTTATTGTACCAGAATTACTACCAGAATTAGTATCTAAAACAAGATCATGTGCACCACTTGTTGTAAGCGTAGCTGCAGCTGCCCCTGTTCCAATTCTTGTTTCTCCAGTGCCTTTTGGTTTAATATGAATATCAACATTTGTTTCTCCACTTGCACCTATGATTGGTGGATTACCTGTTGCAGCATTAGTTACTTCTAATTCATTTACTGCTGAACTTGTTGTTTGAAATATAATTTGCTCGTTTCCATTTGCATCTGCAATAAAACCTGCATCTACAATTTTTGGAGCAGTTAAAGTTTTGTTTGTTAAAGTCTGTGTTCCTGTAAGTGTTACATCACCTGTACCAAAACCCATGTCAATAATATCAGGATTAGTACCATCATTTGCAGAAGCAAATACAATTTTAGTTACTCCACTAGCTACTGCCACACTATCACCGGATCCTGAAACATATTTAAAAGTTACAGTTTGAGAGCCACTTGTAGAATTTTTTAAAAAATAAAAAGTTTGAACATCTATAGGTATAGTATCATTTCTTCCAGCAGAAATAGTTCCTGTAAACTCAATCATTCTGTGTGCAAGAGTTGCACCAGTTGATCCATCACTAACAGAAAGATCTGTATCTCCAGAATCTGAAACTGCTTGTTGTGTAAAACCACCAGAAATTTGTTCGATTATACTTAAATTAGTATTAGTTTTCGTCCCCCACGTACCAGCGTTTTCACCAGTTGCTTGGAGTTCTACTCCTAGAGGTGTGTATGTTGATGCCATAATTATTTTCTCCTATGCAGCGTCACTATAACTTGTATTTGATCCAGTTGCAACAGAAGAATAACTACTATTTGACCCTGTTGCAACACTTGTATACGATGTATTTGAACCAGTGTCAATGTCTCCGTAAGCTTGTATTCCAATTATCCCTAAACTAGCTGTTAACTGGTCTAATGATAAACCTTGCACTATATCAACCGGCGCTATTGTTCCTACACTTGTTGTAACAGATACTCCTGTTAATCCAACAACATCAGCAGGTGCTATTGTTCCTACACTTGTTGTAGCAGATACACCTGTTAAATCTAATAACTCTATAGCTCCTGTAGTTAAATCTCCTACAGAAGTTGTTGCAGAAACTCCTGTAATTTCACTAGGACCAAATTCTAAACCTAAAGTTCCTAGACTAGATGTTGCTGCTATTCCTGACACCGGTTCAGTGCTAACACCAAATGTTAATCCTAAATCTCCTACACTTACAGTTGCAGCTTGACCAGTTAAACTTATCGTAGGACTAATTACAAAACTAAAACTACCAACATTCGTTGTTGCTTCTTGACCTGATAATTCATATGCAAATTCTAATGTAGGAGATCCTACACTTGAAGTTATCTCTCTTCCAACTAAAGGAATAACTTGATTAGGAGATTCACCCCAAGAGTTATCTCCCCACGCATCTCTACCCCAACCAACTAAAGTTCCAACATAAGACATTGTTGGTGTTGCAAATGTTGCAGACACTCCTGTAAGTGGCACACCAATTTCACCATCAACTTGTAAACTACCAACAGAAGATGTTAGAGAGTGATTAGAACCTATCATCTCTAATAAAATTATATTTTCTGTAGTAATATTTCCTAAAGTAGATGTTGCTTCAAGTCCAGAGACAGAAATAGTTTCATCTCTACCTTCGCCCCAATCAGCTGTGCCCCAAGAAAGTCTGCCCCAACCTGTTTGATTTGATTCTTCTGTTGTACCAAGTGATGCTGTTAAACTAAAACCTGTTACTGAAATAACAGGATCAAAACTTTCACCCCAAGGTTCTTGTCCCCAATCGTCTCTACCCCAACCTTGAGCTGCGTATGCAGCAACAGAACCAATTGAAAAACTTGCTGATACTCCTGTTAAATCTATTAGATTGCTATCTTGTTCGCCCCATAAACCTTGACTCCAGGTTGTACCTGATCTATTCCAAGTATTGGCGGACATAAGGTTTTACCCCCTATGCTATACGGATTATTGCGTTAGATGCGTCAGCTGTTGGAAATTGAATTGTGAATGTTCCAGAAGAAACTGTTTTGTCACCACCGAAAGCGATAACTGCTACAGCTTTGTCAGATTGTGTATCATTATAAATTAATGCACCGTTAGCTGTAAAAGATGCAGAAGTATAACTAACATCTGAAAAATCACAAACTGCTGTTGAACCAGATAAAGCTGGAGTTACACTTGTTAAAGTAGCTCCTCCTGCAGTGTATGCAGTTCCAGATGAGTTTGTAATTTCATTTGATGTTGAATAAGCTGTTGTACCAGCACCTAAAGATGCTGAACTTGTAAATAAAGCTATTTTGAAAGTGTTTCCACTTGTTGCTGTGAAATTGTGTGTACCAACTAAAATTTCTTGTTTGAAGCTGTTACAAATTGCCGATGTTATTGCCATAATTTAATCTCCTACGGGTTTGCTGAATTTACTGGTATACGAACAGCACCATCAGTATAGTCATCTCTTCGTCTTCTACCAACTTGCTCATTAGCAAACTTCTGTACCTCTTGTTTATACTTATTTTCATATAGTGTCAACATATCTATTGGACCTTTTAAAAATCCATATGCCTCTGATAAACAACAATATAACAACCCATTTGGAAAATTAAGACTAATATAATTGGTATCATTGTTTTCTAACAAAGCAGGGGCAGCATTAAAATGAACTCTAAATTTGTATGTGGTATCAGGAACAGGGGCAAACATCATTCTTCCAGATGTTGTGTCAGATTCTCCTGTAGCACCACCAAACATAGCATAATATTTAGGTTGACCTCTTTTAGCTGATTCTGTTGACGATATATATTCTTGAAGATATGTAACATCTTTTTTTTCTAACCAAACATTAGCACCAGTTGTAGCTGATGTTGAATCATAAACTT